TTATACAGTGTACAGAGTAGATAGGCGCCGTCGTAGTAGCAAACTATCAAATCCAATGCACCCGCCTCAGTGCTTAAGGCCGCCGCCCCCTTCGGGAATCGGTAAGAAGTATCGTAGGTTAATAGCCTCTTACCGACTGAATCTTGTGTACACGCTATTCTAATTAACCTGCCATCGCCAAGATTTACAGGGTTTAACAGAACATGGTTTTTAGTGAGTCTTATCGAAAAATTAGACTGCCCCTGGGCATTTAACACCACATCATTGTCACTATCAGAGAGTGAAACTACCGAAGTTTCAGCCTCCCCTGGTGGTCCTGGTGGTCCTGGTGGCCCCTGCTCAGACGATATTAAAACATCAATAACGGGGGTAATAAAAAAAGACATAGGGTTATCTCGTTATTTGCTCGCTAAACATAACTACACCGTAGCACAGGCGCACGGTATCGCTATTTAAAAAATAAATTTCCAGATCATATAAACCGCCTGCACCGATTAGCGCATCGGTATCGGCTGCTGCTATGTAAAAGTCCATTTTTCCAATGGATGGGGTAATCGTAATCCGGTTGTTTTCGGTGCTGAGCTCCAGTAAAAACGAAGCCGATTCCACAGTTTCCCGAACTTGCATTTTAGCCGTGCAATCCGTTAAATTAATGGGCTGGCCGTTGCTGTCATTCCAGATGAGTGAATGCCGCCACGTCGCCCCTTTTTCAATAACTGGAAGATTTAATTTAGCCGCTTTCACCCAGTTTCCTTAGTTAAATTAGGTTAACTTATCATAGTCCTTAGTTAAAGCAGGTTTAAGGTGAAACATTTCACCTTACAATTGCCCCGCCCATGGCGCTACCATCTTGCCATGAGTAAAACACCCCCGGTATCCATTGCCCTTTCTGCACGGCTGATTGAGCTGGGCGGTTCTGTGCCTACCGAAATTAAACTACTTCCATCAGGTAAATTCAAAGCCAAGGACGGACGCCCGCACGGACTATCCGGCTGGCTGATGAATGACCAAAGCGCCGGTGCATTGCTTAGCGCTTGTGCCAGCCAGCAAGACAATTACCTGATCGATTACGACCACCAGACCTTGTACAGTAAAACCAACGGCCAACAAGCGCCCGCCGCAGGCTGGTTCTCAGCCCTGCAATGGCGGTCTGATGACGGTCTTTATGCCACCAATGTCGAATGGACAGCCGCCGCAACCCAAGCCATTGAGTCCAAAGAATACCGCTACATCTCCCCGGTTTTAACCTTCAACCCAAGTACCGGCGAAGTCACCGGCCTGCTGATGGCCGCCCTGGTCAACTATCCCGCGCTTGATGGCTTGAACGATCTTGCCGCCGCACATTTTCACGTTTCACTACAACAGGACATCACCATGGATCAAGACGAACTGCTTGAACGCCTGCGATATTTACTCAACCTTCCAACGTTAGCAACGCTTGATGAGGTGCTAGCTGAGCTGGAAAAACTCAAAACCCTTATCTCAACACCCGAAGACACGACCCAAGGCCTGGCCGCTTATTTAAGCGCGCAAACCCACCGGATAGAAGAACTGTCCGCACACCTGCCAGATGTGTCAAGCTTCGTGCCCGTTGAAGTAATGCAAGCCCTGCAAGGCGAATATGCCGCGTTACTGGCTACAGTGCAAGGCGATAAAATCCGTCAGATGATTGAGCCTGCCCTAGCCGATGGCCGCTTGTTACCCGCGCAAAAAGTCTGGGCGGAAAAATTAGGCAGCACAGACCTGGCCGCACTCACGACCTATCTGGATACTGCCCGTCCTATTGCCGCCTTAAGTGGCCTGCAAACAAATGGGATAGGGCCTGATGACCGGACAATAAGCGCCTTTAAAACGCCGACAGGTTATTCAATTGACCCTGAAACGGTGGCTTTACATACCAAAATTAAAAACTACCAATCTGAACATAACACCACTTATGAAGCCGCCATATTAGCGGTTGAGGCGCAATTATGAGCAAGCAAAGTTTTCCCCTATTAACGCTAACCATCGCAGCCTCTGCCACCCTGGTGGCCGAACGCTTTATCACTTTCGCGGGCGCTGTCCCTTCCGCCGATGCCGCTGTGTTGGGCGTCGTCAGAACCGCCGCCGTGTCGGGTGATAAAGTCCCCGTCGATGTCCTTGGCACCACCGTTTGCGAGGCAGGCGGGGCTATCACCGCAGGCGACACCTTAAAAGTGGATGGCACCGGCAAAGTCATCACCTGGGCGACTTCAGGCGCTAAAGTAGGGATTGCCCTGCAAGCCGCTTCAGGCACCGGAAAATTTATCGAAATTTTATTGCTGCCCATCGCCGCATAAGGAACCGCCATGACTCAAATGACTATCTCAGCAACGCGGGTTATCGACCCGATTTTATCAACCGTTGCCCAAGGCTATAAAAACTCGGCCCTGATTGGCAGCGCCTTGTTCCCCTCCGTTCCAGTCACCCAACGCGCCGGAAAAATTATCCAGTTTGGAAAAGAAAGCTTTATGACCTTTGATACGGCACGGGCGCCGGGAACCGCCGTCAAGCGGATTTCTATCGGCTATGGCTCACAAACCTATGGTATTGTTGACCACGCCTTATCCGCTGTCGTTCCGATTGAACTTCTGGAAGAAGCGCAAGCCGTCCCGGGTATTAACCTGGCGTCTGCCTCCGTGCGCACCGTCCAGGATATTATGCAATTGCGGCTGGAAATTGACCAGGCGACACTGGCAACGACCGCAGGCAGTTATCAGGCCGCTAACAAGACGACATTATCAGGCACCAGCCAATGGAGCGACCTGACCACCGGCGTATCCGACCCCCTCAAAGATATTGAAGTGGCAAAAGATGCAGTACGCCAGGCCGTAGGACAACGCGCCAACACCGTCGTTCTAGGTGCAGCCGTGCTTAAGTCTATGGTGCAACACCCTAAAATTATTGATCGTATTAAATATACCGGTCGTGATGTGCCTACACCTGAACTGTTAGCCTCCCTGTTCGGCGTTTCCACGGTCGTGGTAGGCGATGCCATCAGCGCCGATGAGGCGGGCACCTTCTCCGATATTTGGGGAAAATTCGTCATTGTGGCCTATACCGAACAAAGCGGCCTGGCCGATATGGGGAGGCCGACTTACGGCTATACCTACCAGCTATCTGGCTATCCCTTTGTAGAAACGCCGCATTACGACTATACCACGCGGTCTTGGCTCTATGACGTATCCGATGCGGTTAAACCGGTCCTTAGTTGCGTGAACGCGGGCTATCTGATTTCTGCGGCGGTGGCTTAAATGGCCGATAAAACCCATAAACCCGTTGATACTGAGTATCGGGTAATAGAACCCCTGCAACATGACGGCTTTAGCTATCAGCCGCAAGATAAAATAGTGCTGTCTGAACAGGCGGCCTCGGTGTTACTGGCTAACAACCTCATTTGCAAACATGAGCTATTGCACGAAACAAAACCTGATTGACCGGTTTGGCGTGGCTGAACTCATCCAGCGCACGGATAGGGACAGACGCGGGGACATTGACGATGCGGTGTTGATGCAGCTAATAAGCGACGCTGACTCGGAAATCAATGGCTACCTGGGCGCTTACAGCCTGCCGTTAGCCAATGTACCGGCTAATTTTGTCCGCTTGGCGGGCGATATTGTCAGGTATTATTGTTACGACGACCAAATGAATGAGCCCGTAAAGGCCCGTTATGACAGTGCTATCGCTTATCTAAAAATGGTCGCTAACGGGACGATAAAACTGGCCCCCGATAGCCGTGGGGAACCGATTCCATCAGCCATGGGCGGTATCTTAATCAGCAGCAATGCACCGGTTGCCGTGGAAAATTATTAATGATGCTAAGGGCGCTGGTTGAAGACACCATCCGGCTGGCAATCCATGAATTTAAAGACGTGGGCGGGGCGGCGGGTATCCAATCCGTATTGGCGAATGCTGTCACGCCGCCGGGTTGTTATGTGTTCAGGCAAAAAGTAACCGTTAACCCCAATACCGCGATTAGCACAATCTCGCAACTGAGCATGGAAACGCTGGGCGTATTGGTCGTGACCCGCAATGTGCAGGATGCCCGGGGCGGGGTTAATTCAGACGAAAGCGAAGCCTTATGCACTCTGATCCGGGGCGTGTTACTTGGCTTGACGGTTGATAACAGTTATGCGCCGCTGGAATATGGCGGCGGCGATCTGGTTTTAATGCGTGACGGGCTGCACTTCTGGCGCGAACTTTGGCAAACAAGCCGCTATCTTCGGGTAGCTTAGGATTAAAAATGAACTTGAACTTTGAAGACTATAAAAAAACCGGAAAAAGTGGCAGCTATGACGCTAAGACTGATTCTTATGTATTGGACGATGGACCCCAAGAAATTACGGAGGGGGAACAACTTGTACAAATTGACGTAAATAATGCACAACCTGACAGTCAGGAAACTGCACAACCTGACGCCATGGAAACTGTAAGTACAGACAGGCAAGAAACGATAAAATCAACTGGATCGGGAGTAAAGCCATGAGCGGGATTGAAGATATAACAGAACAAGAAC